GTGCAATAATCCTTGATATATACTCGCTCAGTAGGTAGTATATTTATATGGTCTAAAGCATTTATTCATTAAGTTCATTTACGCGATTTGGGAGGAATTATGCCGGGCGGAGGAATAAGCCAGCCGGGTATGCTGTTCATTGGGACCATCAGGGACCAGGAGCGCAAATACATCAAGAAATTTATTACAGCCGCCAGGGAAAAAGGGTTCTCCAATATAGTGGAGCCTTGCTGCGGATCGTTTGCGATGTCGAGGATTGCAGCGGAAGCAGGGTATTCTCAGCCTAATATTGACGCAAGCGACGTTTCCCTTTTCAGCGCGGTTTTTGGCAGGGCAGTCACGGGGCAAAGCCTCGACAGCCTTGAAATAGAAGTAAAGGGCTTCCCTGGAGAGGATTTCTCCAAGCCGGAAGCAGTTTTATGGGCGCAGAACATACTCCGCAATGCCAACCTCGGCAGCAGCTACTACCTAAGCCAGATAATCCAGGACCTGTACGACAGGAAAGAGTACCACCAGGCCAAGATCCGCGAGAGCATAAACTATTACAGCGGCATCTTGGGAAAAATCAGGTTCCGCGAGCTGGACATGTTCGAGCATATAAAAGAGTATCTCGACGACGACAAAGCTGTCATTCTTTTGGCGCCGCCGACGTATAAAGGCGGGTACGAGAAATGGTTCTACGCCGGCGACCGCATTGCATGGAAAGAGCCGGAGTACAGCCTTTTCGACCCTGATAACGGGCTGAGACAGGTCATGCAGGAAATGTGCGGAAGCGCGAAGTGCCTAGTAATCTGCTACGAGGAAAACGAGGCCGGCAAATGCGCCGGATACCCGCTTTTTTGCAGGAGCAATTCCCGGGCGGGCGTAAACGCCTACCTCACCACCAACGACCCTGACAGGGCAGCGTATGTCTTAGGGGAGAAAAACGCTACGAGGAAGCCTGAGATCGAGATGACTCCCCTGAAATATCCCATTATACCGGAAGAATACGAGATGACAGAGAAGTCTGAGGTCAACGTATACGAGATAAGCAACGCGAATTCGGTGTACTACAGGAGGCTTTGGACCCATAATTTCAGCGGGTCTTCCACCGGCAGCCATAATTACGCAGTAGTAGTTGACGGATACTTATGCGGGGTGTTCGGGTACAACGAAATGATGGCATCGCTTTTCGCGGAGATTTTCGAGGGTAAAATGGGGGTGTGGATCTCCTATTCAATATGCGCACCGATCCGCAGATACAGGATTCTTAGGCTCAATACCATGATTTCCCTATGCCGCAGCGTGTTTGAAAACGGACAAACTGAGATAATAAAGGCGCGGACGGACGGCATTTTTACGACGATGATAACCAAGCATCCCATTAGCATGATCCACCGCGGCATTATGAAGCTGGTAAAGAGGGAAAAGGCCAAGCCAATGGGGAATAAGCTGGTCTATTACGCGGATATTCTGGAAAAGACCCCTCAGGAAGCGTTCTCGGAGTGGTTCAGGAAAGAGAAGGAATACTGGAAAAACAAGGACAGGGAGGCGGCTAATGTCTGACGAGAGTGCTTACGAGGTAATTGCGGAAATACAGGAAGGCTTTGTAATAGCATGGGCAAACGTGGAGGATTTGAAGGAGCAGGACAAAAACGCGCATTTAATGAATCCGGTGATGTTCAGCCAGTTGACGGAGAACATAAAGAAAAGGGGGGCCCTCGAATCGGTCCCCTTTTGCGCCTTAGTTGGAAAATCCATTGAAATAGTGTCTGGACACCACAGGGTACGAGCTGCAAGGGAAGCCGGCGTGAAGAGGATCATCATTCTCCTGGACATTACAGGGCTTTCTCGCTCAAGCATAGCGGCGAAGCAGTTGGCCCATAACTTCATTAACGGGTACGACGACAGAGACTTGGTGTCTGAAATTGCCAAGCTTATTACAGAGGTAGACGACATGATCGAGTCTTACCTCGAAAAGACGCAGATAGAGGTGCAGCAGATAGACGTTGGGGCGCTTTTGAACCCGGCAATGGACATAGAATGGAAAGAGGTGTCGTTCCTATTCCTTACGAGCCAGTTTGCGAAGTTCAAGGAGCTGGTCTCGGCATTGGGCAAAAAAGACATGGTTGGAGCCGCGGAGGCGGAAAAGTTCAAGCCCTTCATCGAAGCGTTGGGAAAATACCAGAAATATAGCGACATCCACAGCGTAGGAATGGCGGTAGACATCCTCACAAAGAAGGCTTTGGAAGAGGTAACGGACGCGGAGTATTCTGACGAGTCTCAGTGGCAGACCATTGCTTCCTGCATTGGAGGCGGGGGAAGCATACCGAAAGAGGAAGCCGCGATCCTCAGAAAAGCCATAGACGAGATGGTCAAGGCCGGGGTAATCGACAAAAAGAAGAAATGGCAGGGGCTGGTCAAAATGGCGGATTACTACATGAAAAGAGGCGAAGTGGCATGAGCAAAGAAAAGCTGGCGCTCCAAAAAACGCCGATATGGGACAGGCAGCCGAAGGAAACGGCTATGCAGTTTATGTGGTTCACCAGGTACATGGAGGCGCGTTTGATCGGGGAATCCATGACTGACGTATGTAAAAAATATGAGAGGAAGGAAAGCTATGCGAGGGTACTGCACAACTGGTCGGGCCCTAACCAATGGACTACGAGGATAGAGGCGTACAGGGACTTTTTGGAGCAGGAACGCCAGAGGCAGAGGCTCAAGGACATACAGGAAATGGGGGAGCGCCAAGCCAAGAACGGGGTGCTGATGCAGCAGTACGCAATCGCATGGTTCGCTGCCAACCAGGACGTAGGCAGGGGCGGGCTTACGCCTGAGCTTGCCTTGAGGTTCCTTGAGACGGGAGCAAGAATAGAGCGGACTGCCAGGGGCGCTCCGACAGAGATCAGGGCAGAGGCGGAGCTGCCGGAAGAGACCAGGAAACGGATGGAATCCATCTACTCAGAAGCGATGGAAGAGGCGGAAGAGGTGCAGCCGGTTAACGCGCTTGATCAAGAGGCTTTCGTCAAGGAAGACGGCACGGAGATATAAGCTTGGCCGCCACTTATGAGGTACGGACAGCGGCTGATTGGGCGATCAGGTCTGAGGAAAATATAAAGATAGCGGCGATGCAGCCGCATAAAATAGGCTGGCTGATAGGCTTCGACAAGCTCAACCCCATTCATTCGGACTGGATACGGTATGTGTGGGAGAGCAACGGGCACAGGGCGCTCCAAGCATACCGCGGATCGTACAAGACAACGGCAGTGGTTGTGGTAGGGGCTATCCGCTGGATGCTCTTCCACCCAAACGAGAGGCTTTTGCTGACGCGCAAAAGCTTCAAAGCAGCGGCAGAGGTGACAAAGGCAATATCCTCAGCCATGCAGATGCGCGAGATTCAGGAGCTTTTCAAGCAGGCGCATGGGCGGTATCCGAAAGCCAAAATCGACAGGGAAGGCGATCTCACATACAGCTTCAAAAGCACCATCACGCCGGAAGGGAACATCACCGGAAAAGGCATCGACCAGGACATTACAGGCCATCACTACGACAAAATAATTAACGACGACATCATCTCTCTGAGGGATCGCATCAGCAAGGCGGAACGCGAGCGGACCATCGAAGTTGTACGGGAGCTTGCTACGAACATCATTGACCCTGGAAAAGGCTGCGGTTGGACAGGCACGGTATGGCACAGGGAGGACGCTTGGAGGGTGATACGCTCGTTTACCCCGGTCACGCGGTATCCCATAAGCGGCAAAAGCTACTGCTACACGTCCAAAGCGGAAATGGACAATAACTTCATAGGCGAGGAAGCGGCAGCAAACAAGAAAAAAACCACCACCCCGTTTTTATACGCGGCGAATTATGAGCTTACCCTGGGGAAGGACGAGTCCCTGCTGTTCCACGATCCAGTGTGGCCAAGGAAATGGGATTATTCAGCGAGGAACGTGGTCGCTCAGTTGGACACGGCTTTTGACGGAGACCATTACTGCGCGTTGACCATTGCGGCGCCAATTAGGACGGAAAACGGGAAGCAGTTTTACCAGGCGGTAGGCTTCGCATATCCGGGACACATAGAGGATTGGGAGCAGCAGATTGAATTGTATTATAAGAGATACCGGATCAGCCACATCCACGTAGAAGCAAACGCGGACAAAGGAGCGTCTGCCAAAAGGCTGAGGGAACGCGGCCTGAGCATAAAGCCTTATTACGAAGGGACAAACAAGCACATCAAGATCAGCTCGCATCTTTACCCGGTGTGGCCTTACATAGAGTGGTCGGAAGAAACGGACGAAGAGTATATGAGCCAGATAATCGAGTACAAGGAAGGAGTTGAGCCTGACGACGCGCCTGACAGCGCGGCTTCGCTGTTCAGGGAAGAATTCTCAAGCGCGGAAAGCACTGTTACGATGGCGGCAATGGAAGGGCTGTAAAGCAGCAATTCCGTCCAACCGGTTGGATAGAAATATTGGGAAAAAATTGTCATCGCAAATCTAGTTTAATTATTTTTTTCCTATATGATTTTTATATGCCAATATCAAGCAGCTGCTCAGAATACGACGAGTATTTCCCGCTGTGGGCCCAAGTAAGGGACTGCGTAAAAGGCGAGTACAAAATAAAAGAGGGAGGGACCAAATACCTTCCAAGGCCAAGCGGGCAATCTGACAATGACTATACGCGCTACATGGAAAGGGTCCATTTTTCAGACTGGACAGGCAGAACATTAGATGAAAAACACGGCAATATCTTTTCAAAGAATCCGGTACAGATGGGAGACACCCCGGAGGTGTTCAAGGAATTCCTCGACAACGTTGATCTGTCTGGTTCGTCAATAAGCCAGTTCGCGTCGGATATTTGTTGGGACATCATGCAGACAGGCTTCGGCGGTATCATGGTTGACCATGCACCGGTCCCGGACGGCATGAGCGTCGGCGACATAGAAAGGGAAAAGCTGACATCATACATGAGGTTTTATGCGGCTGAAAGCATAATCAACTGGCTTTACGAAACGGTAAACTGCAAGGAAACGCTGACGAAAGTAGTGCTGATGGAAACTTACGCGACATTTGAAAAAGACGAGTTCGTGCCGGAAATTAGGACGCGCTATAGGGTTCTGCGACTGACAGGCGGAATATACACTCAGCAGATCTACGAAAAAACCAATAGCAATGAAACGCAGAGGGAAGAATATTTACCGACAAGCGAGCCGTTTATGCCGCAGCTTGACGGAAAAGCGTTGGACTTTATACCGTTCTATCTATGCCCTAGCAAGAGGCCGGAAAAGTCGATGCTTTTGGGGCTATCGTATGAGAATATAGGGCATTACCAAAAAACGGCGGATTACGAGCAGGACATCCACTACACGGCCATCCACACTCCCATAGTAACGGGGATGAAGGCACCGGTTGACAAAAAAACCAACCAGCCGATGAATATTCCTGTGGGCGGATCGTCGTTCATTTTTTTGGACGGAGAAAAGGATAAAGTTCCGAGTGCCTTTTATCTCGAAACGAACGGCAGCGACAATATCCTCAAGGCTATAACAGCTTGTGAAGAGCGTATGTCAACGCTAGGAGCGAGGATAATAGCCGTAGAGAAAAAAGGCGTGGAGACGGCGGAAGCGGCAAGGATACACCGCGCAGGGGAAAACTCAGTATTGGGCGCTTTTGCCCAGAACATGAGCGAGATCCTTACTGCTGCGGCTAGGTTCGGGGCTTTATGGCGCGGGGTATCTTCGGACATAACGGAAAAGTGGAGCATAGCCCTCAATGTGGATTATGAAGGAGACGCTTCTCAGGTTGACGAGAAAAAAGTCGGGTTGCTGGAAATAGAGGCAGGGCTTATGTCAAAGAAGAGATACCTGAAAAAGTTTGACGGCATGACAGACAAGGAAGTAGAGGATGCGCTCAAAGAAATAGAGGATGATGAGGAAGAGGACGACGAAGACGAGGAAAAGGAAGGCGAAGGCCAGCAGGAGCAATGGCCGTTCCAGCAACAG